TGCGGGGCGAGGCCGTGTGAATAATATCGTTCAGCGTGTTCAGCGGGCGGTTAACGTTTTTCGACTTCCCGGTGGCGTACAGCTGCAGCTGACGGTCGGCGGCTTCAACGCCCAGCTCGGGCGTTAGGAAGTGCGCAAACCGGCCAGCCGGAATGGCTCCGGCCTGCTTCGCGTAGTTGAGATTCCACGGGTTGTTATTGCGCACCGATGCGGCTGACGGGTCCACTTTCTGACTGTTTGGCGGAGCCTGCACAGTGCTGGCCGGCTCGCGCGTAATGGCCTGCATATCCCCGGCCAGCAGCGAAGCCTGATCGGCTACGCCGTACTGACCCCGCAGTTTCTGCCGCAGGCTCTCATTCATCTGGCCGGTAAGCACGTTCAGCTGGTCATCAGCGGGCAGCGTGCCGAAAAACTTTTTATCTTTCTGCGCCCGGCGCAGCCAGTCGCCCTCATTACCGCGCAGGTTTCCCAGCGCCTGATTCCATGCGATCGGGTCAGTCGGATGCTGTAAAACATCCCCGATACCTTTCAGGCCATCTTTAACCGACCCGTCAGACACGACAGCGCCAGCCAGCTTTTGCTTTACCCGCTGTTTCAGGCCATCCCATGACGCGCTGACGTCGGTAATGCTGCGGTTGAGATCAACGAGGTCCGCGTTGATTTTCGGGTCAACCGTCAGGCCCACTTCGTCCGATTTGGTCAGCAGCGCTTTCAGGCGCGCGCCCTCGCGCAGCAACTGCAACCCGTTGGCATCCAGCCCCAGCGCGTCCGCGACCGTTTTCTGGTTCTGCGGTGACAGCCGGGGCATTGCCTGCGCCAGCTTCTCAACGGTTTTAAGCACGTCCGCCGTCCCGTCAGCCTTTCTGACGATCGGGGTGTTAATCTGGTTCATGATGGCGAGCGCGGCGCTGTTACGGCCCTGCAGCGCGTCGTTGAACGTTTTATAAAGCCCTTCAACGCTCCCGCGCGCCGAATCGCTGTCGCTGCCGAGAAGCCGCATGGCCCCGGAAAGCCGCGTAAAGTCCTGCACGCTCATTCCGGCATTTTGTGCGGCGATCTGTAGCCGGTAAGCGTCATCGGCGGCGTCCATCATGCCGCCGCCCAGCACCTGTATTCCTTTCCCGGCCACGTAGGCCGCGCCGCCTGCCAGCCCGAACTTTGCGGCAACGCCGCCGAGACGCCCGGCATTGCCGAGGAAGTTGCGCAGCGGCGGAACCATGTCGCCGATTAGCTGGACGTTGTCTTTCGCGAAGCGGCTTAACGACTGAAACGAGGCGTTAATATCCGTCAGGCCGTCCTGCGTTTCCTGCCCGCCCAGCTTTAGCCCTTCCCCGGTTTTATCCAGCTCGGGCTGCAACCCTTTCACCTGGTCGCTGATGTCTTTCAGCGCCCCGGACACCTGATCGTCGGCGCGCAGCTCGAAATCAAACACATTCCCGGCCATATCAGCTTGCCTCTAAACTTTTTTTGATTCGCAGTCCCTGCCGCTGCCACTCCTGCAACTCCCTCCACGTCATGCGGGCCGCGTCTTGCGGCCCCCACCGGAAAAAGTAAGTTACGTTTGCGGCTGATTCCCGCCATTCGTCCATGTCGGGAAGTACGTCAAAAAACCCAGCAGATACGCCTGCCCTTCGCGGAATTTACTGAGCGGCATTTTCCCGATCGCAAAACGGTTAACGCCGGACAGCTGCTGCATCAGGCCGACCATTGCGGCGCGCTCGTTCTCCTGCTCTTTGTCAGCGTAAAACTTGCCGACTTCGGCAAAGGTCGGCTCCCGCAGGTTAATTTCCTCCCACGCCTCCCGACCGTTAAGCGAAGTGACCGGCTTTTCGAGCTGGATAACCAGCGACGCCGCCGGGTCCGCGTGAGGCGCAGGAACGTCATTCAGAAACGACACCAGATACGCCTGACCGCGCCGCTGCGTGCTGATAGGCAGCGCATCGATATCCGCACGCTTTGCGCCGCTGATAATTTCTATCAGCCTGCCCATCGCGTCGTGCGCGTCGCCCTTATCAGCCAGGGCGTAAAACTCGCTGGCCTCATGCTGCGTCGGCTCGCGCAGCTTGAACGGCCCTCCCGGGCCGAATGTTGAGTGAAAGATGCTATCCATCCGTCAGTTCTCCGAAACGTCATCGCTTTCAAACACGACGCTGAAGATCGCGTCCTCGCTTTCGACTTCCTGCGCGTCGGTCGTCCACATGCCGGAACCGATGATGATTTTTCCGTTTGCCAGCATGGCCGTGACGGTCACGTTGGTCATGTCGTTAAAATCCGACACGCTGGTCCCGCCGCTGTCGCGCACGTCCATTGAAATCATCCCGGAAATGGGCGTTTCCTTATAGCCGTGTACGCGGTCCATGCCGGTCAGCGTTTCGCGCTTTACCTTTGACGGGCGGTATTTAAACTTCCCGGCAACCATAATTGTTACGCCATCGACCGCAACTTCAGCCGTTCCCGCGATGCGGTTAGAGGTATCTCCCATGTCTTATCGCCTTATTGAGAGTCTGCCGCTTTTAAGCGGAACTGGTTCAGCAGCGCAAACACACGCAGCTGGTTAATGAGGGTTCCCGGGAAGAGCACGTCAACGCGGTTTACGTTGGTGCTGTTCTGCTCAACTTTCAGGGCCGCCGCAAAGCTCTTTGAATCCTGTACGTAGCCGTTTTTCTCCAGCGTTTTGTACTGCGCAATCAGTTCCGCTTTGATAGTGCTCGGCGTGACAATTGACGATCCCGGCGCAAAGCGCGTGCCGTCGGCGGCCAGCTTCATACGCGGGAACTTGCTGGTGATAGCCGAGCGCAGAAAGCGGGTTACGTACATCAGCAGAAACAGCGTTTCGATCTCGAGATACGAATCATCGGCATCGCCATAGCTGTTCTTCTGGTACGTGGTGATCACGTTCTCAAGCGCGACCGTATCGTCGTCCGCAACGGTCACGGTCGAAATCCCGCTATAAAGCAGGTTATTGCGCTCCGTCAGGGTAAAGCGGGATTCGAGCGGCGGCGGGCGCACGCCGGAAACGGTCAGCGTCTGCAACGGGCGGCCCGGGTCATTACGCAGACTGACGGCTGCTGAGCCGTATACGGCGGCGGCCCACACCCACGGTGGGGTCGGCGAGTCGTAAACGCCAATCAGCGAGGCGTGCTGGTCGTTGCGGGCTTCGCCTGCTGCCGTAAGTTCGCCATAGGTTCCGCTGATAAAGCTCAGCGCATGGCCATAGAGCTGCGAGACATAGCTCCAGCGGCCCGTCGCGTCTGAAAGCCACGATTTCACCGTATTCAGCGAGGTGCTGTCGGTGTACGGGTTGATGATGAAATCTGCGCCTTTGTCGCCGTAGTTGGCGAGCGCTTCATCCAGCGCAGGTGTCCCGCTGCCGCCGCTCATGGCGGTCACGGTAACGGCCAGACCGGCAGGGGTTACCT